TGCTACATATCAAGCTAAGCAGCCTATTAAAGAAATAGAATATGGAACAGAAAGCGGCGAATTTGATTATGAGGGCGCATTGGCCCGAATAGGTACTGCCTCCGACGCCATCGATGGGCTTGAAGAAAACATTGTTTATGAGTTAGATATGCTCGCGAATGATGAGTCTGCATATGAACCAGTCCGTGACAAAGCGGCGCAGGCAGTAAACCAAATGCGAAGATACATCAACGGCGCACAGAAACAAATAGACGGTATTAGAAAGATGATGGACCAAGCACAACGTAGAGGAGATTATAATGTATAAAAAATATGAAGACCGATTATTAAAACATGCCCTTAATGAGAAGTATCTTGGGGAAGATGAGGATGTGAAAATGTCTAAAGATGATAGAAATGCATTCTTAGAAGCAGTCTCCAACTTTCATAAGTTAGGAGAGATGGTATATTCCAAGGGCGGACTACAAGAGGTCACCAAAACATTGCAAAGCGTGGTAGAACAGGCCGAAAAGGTGACCCTTTCGGAAGCAGAACATTGGTTCGATAATGTGACAGTATCAAGACACATGAAACAAATGAATGAAGCCTTTAAAGTGTTTGAAAAGACATCGTCAGAAATGGGCGGCTTACAACAAAGGTTGGAATCAGCATATGATGATATGGGCACTGTACTAAATCGTTATTATAAGATTGGTGAGGCGCTTCAAGATAATGAAGGTGGCGCTGATATAGAAGATGATCTTTAAAATTTCTAAATTAGCAAAAATACTAATAAACATCGAAGATTAATTAGGATTTTTAAAAAAAATTCATTATATTATATTATAAATTAACAATAAATAAGTTATATGACCAAACAAGAAAAAAGATTCAAATCTATATTACCAGGCGGAGTAGGAATTAAAGTTGTTCCTACAAAAAATCAACCTAAAGGCGATATTGGACAAGCATTAAGGTCTTTCAAAAAAGAATTGAAAGATTCCGGAAAACTAGAAGAATTAGCAGAAAGGAGGTATTATATACCAGACTCAGCAAAGAGAAGAGAGAAGATGAAAAGAGCAAGATTTCATCAATGGGTAGCTAATATTATAGCTGACTAAATTTAGAATTCACATGTAACTGAGCGCCGAGAGGCGCTTTTTTACGTTTTAGTAAGTCTTTTCCGTGTCCGTTGCATATATATTAATGAAAAGATACCGTATTCTAATATATGGTCACTCTACTAATTATACATGAGTACTAAGTACTCCTATTAAGGTTTTTAATAACCTTATTTCCAAATTAAATAAAAGGACAAAACTATGACAAATTCAAATTTGTTAAAAGAAGCAATCGCAGACGCTAAAGCCGTACGAGAGACTGCACTTGCAAATGCAAAAATTGCATTAGAAGAAGCCTTCACCCCCAGAATCCAATCAATGTTATCTGCTAGAATAGCCGAAGAAGAGGAATTAGACATGGAAGAAGATGCTGAAGCTCCAGAAATGGAAGCTCCTGTTGAAGAGCCTGTTGAAGAGCCTGTTGCTGCAGAAGGAAGAGGCATGAATGATGCTGATGAAGATCCTACTGACGAATTTTCTGAAGAGATGGCTCCAGAAGAGCTACCTGTTGAAGAAGATGGTGAATATGCTGCAGAAGAGCCTGTTGAAGAAGATCTCGAACTTGAAGCTATCATTAGAGAGCTAGAAGATGAGATGGCAACTGACGACGCTCCTGAGCCAGAATTAGAAGCGCCTGTAACTGAAAATGAAGCTGAACCAGAAGAAGGTCCGGCTTTAGAAGAAGGTGAAGGTGACGAAGATGATGTTTCATTAGATGAAATCATGAAGGCATTGAGAGAAGACGAAGGTGAAGAAGAAGAAGTAACTGAAGAAGCTGAAACAGCATCTGATACAGAAGAGCTTGAAGAAGCTATGACTGTTATCAAATTCTTAAGAAGCAAGATTAATGAAGTTAATCTTCTAAATGCAAAATTATTATTTTCAAACAAATTGTTTAGAAATCATTCAATGAATGAAAGCCAGAAAATGAAAGTTATTGAAAACTTTGACAGAGCGTCTAACTTACGCGAAGTTAAATTAGTATTTGCTACATTAGCTGAATCATTCAACTTGACTACTTCTAGAACAAAACGATCAATCAAAGAAAGCTACGCTTCAAAGTCTAGCCGCTCAACTGCACCAAGTAAGAAAGTAATTTCTGAAGGTACTGATTTAGCTGCAAGATGGAAAAAGTTAGCCAATCTCTAAAATTAAAAAGAGGAAAGAAAAATGAATATTAATTCACTACTCCCTCATAATACTGATGCTAATGCAAATACTGTTGCACTCCAACTTGAAAACAAGTGGTCGAAGACAGGATTGTTAGAAGGATTAGATAATGAGGTAGAAAGAAAAGGCATGGCCGTTCTCCTAGAGAACCAAGCTAAGCAACTTGTATCAGAGGCATCCGCAACTGGTACTGGAGGAAGTGCTGAAGAGTGGTCGGGTGTAGCCCTTCCATTAGTTAGACGTATCTTTGCTGAGATCGCTGCAAAGGATTTTGTAAGCGTACAGCCAATGAACCTACCATCAGGTCTAGTATTTTACTTAGATTTCAAATATGGAACTAAGCAAGGAACTGCTGGTGTAGGAACTGGAGAAGGTAATGACTTCAACACAGGACAACTGAGAACATCTCAACTTGATTCTGTATTTGGTGTAACTGATAAAGCTAGAGGTAATGGTACTGATACAGCTGTAGAAGGTCTTTACGGCGCAGGTCGTTTTGGATATTCTATCAATGACGTAACATCATCAGCATTGACCATGGTCGGTGATTCTACTGTAGCAACTGGCGGATATGTAACATCATCTGTATCAATGACAGATGTCAATTTTAATTCTGAATGGTTGGCAGCTTCTTCTTCAACAGTTTCGACAGTAACTATATTATATTCTGACTTAGTTGCTCCGGATTCTGAAGGCGTAAGAGGCTTTAATTTGGTAGGTACAGATGTTGATGCTGTATATCCAGAATTCACTAAGCTAAATGCTGCTAAAACACAATTAACTTTTGTCATTGATAAAGGCGTTGGTATAGCAGATATGAATGTTGTATATCATAAAGCTCCTACAGCAACTGATAGAGGTGACTTTGAAGATTCAAATGCATTGAATGCAAATGGCGCAACTGCAGGAACAACTCTAGACATTCCAGAAATCAATCTTGAAATGAGATCTGAGGCAATTGTTGCTAAGACACGTAAGTTGAAAGCAGTATGGTCTCCAGAGTTTGCTCAAGATTTGAATGCATATCATTCAATTGATGCAGAGGCTGAATTGACTTCTATGTTATCTGAATATGTTTCGCAAGAAATTGATTTAGAGATCCTAGACATGTTAATTAACAATGCACAAACAACTGCATATTGGTCAGCAAGAATTGGATATAAGTATGATACAGCAACAACATCATTTGTTGATGATGCTACTGCAGGCCAAGCTTATAACCAAGGTACTTGGTTCCAAACTTTAGGTACGCAAATACAGAAAGTTAGTAATAAAATTCATCAGTTAACATTGAGAGGAGGTGCGAACTTCCTAGTTTGTTCTCCAAGTGTTGCAACAATCCTAGAATCAATTCCTGGATATGCTGCTGATACAGATGGTGACAAGCAACAGTTTGCAATGGGTGTACAGAAAGTTGGTTCTATTAATAGTAGATTCCAAGTTTACAAGAATCCATATATGACTGAAAATGCTATATTGATGGGATACAGAGGATCACAGTTCCTAGAAACAGGTGCTGTTTATTCTCCATACATTCCACTTATTATGACTCCATTAGTATATGATCCAGACAACTTCACTCCAAGAAAGGGTGTAATGACTAGATACGCTAAGAAAGTTGTAAGACCAGAATTTTATGGTAAAGTACTTGTTCATGCGTTGGACAGAATTTAATAATTAATTATTAAGTGTTAATATATATAGGAAAGGCCCTCTTCGGAGGGCCTTTTTTTGGCTTTACATGTGCAATTAGATATTTATATTAAATAGTTGTAACATAAAGGAGCCACATAATGGCAGTAAAAAGTAATATGGTAAAAAGTCCTCCTAAAGGAAACATCCGATTTTCAATATCTTTATCAGATGAACAAAAGTTAGCAAAAACACAAATTCTAGATCACCCATTCAACTTTATTGTTGGAAAGGCTGGTAGTGGTAAAACATTATTAGCGGTACAAGTGGCACTTGATATGTTTTTCAAAAAACAAGTAAATAAGATAATAATTACTAGACCAACAATATCAACTGAAGATAATGGGTTCCTCCCAGGCTCAGAACGTGAAAAGATGGAGCCATGGCTAGTACCGATTAGATCTAATATGCGCAAGGTATATAATAAACCTGATATATTAGAAAAGATGGAAAAGTCAGAACAAATTGAATTATGTTCATTGGCACATTTCCGAGGAAGAACATTTGACAATGCAGTTGTTATAGTAGATGAATTTCAAAATCTAACTAGATCTCAATTATCAATGGCAATAGGCAGATTAGGTAAGGATTCAAAAATGATTTTTTGTGGAGATTCTTATCAAATAGATCTGAGAGATAAAAATTGGTCTGCGTACCATGACATGGCAAAGCTAACAGTATCTAATTATGTATACAAGACTGTACTTGAGGATTCGCATAGACATAGCGCAATAGATGATTTATTAGAATTATTGAATGGTTATCATTAACTAGCATATTTATATAAAAGAAATGGCTACTAAAATAAAATGGGAAGACGCAGAC